TTCCGCCTGACGTACCAGCATCAACGCACTTGAAGACCAAGCCCGTTTCAGGCACCGTCGTGGCGCGAACCACATCGCCGACGACGTAAGCAGTGCTAGCGGTCCAAGCTGCGTATGCCATCAGGAGGGTTCAAAGACTTGGCGGAAGGTTACGTTGATCTTGCTACGCTCAAACTCATACAGCTCGCGGTTCCAGCTAGGGCAAACCCACTTCAGGGCGCTGGCACCACCGGGCGGAGTCCACTCAAAACTCGCAGCATCAGCAGCGCGGGCGTCAAGGAAGGCTTCGATGATGTCCGCTTCGTCGTCGGTTACGTCGAACGTCAGGCTCCACTCCTTTGGATTCTGGTTCAGCCCGTAGGTCAGGCGTTGTTCGTAGCCGTCACCGAACTTGACCGTGCGAATCTTGGGTTCGCTGCTCTTGTTGGCGGTGTAAACCGGGTTGTAGGCGGGGAAGGTAGCCATTGATTAGTACAGCAGACCGCCGGGTTTCTTTTGTTTGATGATCTCGGCTTGGACTACAGCGGCGAGGGCGCTACCAAGCTGCGAGGCTTTGGTGTCGTCACCTTGCACTTTAGACCCGCTGGCATCCACGTTCACCACCACATTGGACGAGCCAGAGCTGCCAAGTTTGTCGTTGGGGACGATGCTGCCCGAGCGCCCTGGTACGAACAGCTCGGGACCACGCTCGCCGACGATGTAGGGCGAACCAGCGGATACGGGACCGCCGTTGGCACGGAACTGGTAAGGGCCTGCGCCACTAAAGATGCCTCCTCCGGCTATTGCGTCGGGTGATCCGGGACCAAACAAACCGGCTGAACCACCCGCTGCAGACGCTGCCCCCGTCGCAGGGAACAACCTGAGGATGCTGTTTAGGATTGTTAGCTGAATCCACTTGGCAATAATCTGTGCCGCCATATCGAGGAACTGGTCGGCGACACTTTGGAAGAAGCCCGCGAGAGCTTCTTGGGCAGTCATTGTGCCAGAGACAATACCTTTGAAGGAGTCACTAAATGCAAGACCAATACCCTCTGCTGCTACTTTTACTTGGTTAATAGGATCAAGTAAGGTATTTAGATCGCCTTGCACAATAGCGATTTCATCCTGCAATCGTTCTCTGTTAGTTCTGCCCGCGCCAGGGCCTTTCGCGGCTTCGCCTTTAATAGCGTCTTGCTGAGCCTTAAATGTTCTAAGTTGTTTTTCTAGTTCTACAGTACTTGCTCCGCGTGCTTTGGCTTCTAAAATAGCTAGTTCTGTTATGGCGATTTGTTCTTCTTTAGCGGAAAGTTGTTCCTTAACTAATTTTTCAAAGTTGGCAATACGCTCAGCCTCAGCAGGTAACATCCCCTCCGTCACAAGACGCAGATACGTTTGGGAATACTGGGTTTGTAACTGTTGCTGTTTAGCTAAATCAGTAAAAGGCTTTACAGCATCACGAACAGCTTGCTGCGAATCAAGTTCGTCTTGGAACCTTTGGTTGTTTATTTCGCGTACTTTATCAGCAGTTTTACGCTCTTCGTTTAACGCACGTACTTTGGCTATTTGATTTATAGTACTACGTTCAGTTTCATAGTTAGCCTGCTCAAGTTGCTTAATACGATCCCGTTCAATGTCGGCAAGTGCTTTTGATAGTTCTACATCTGCAACAAGCAAATCCCTTCCTGCAAAGCGTAGATCTCGAATTAGATCTTCAGCGTTACCTATTTCAATTATTGCTTGGAGATCCGCGCGCAAAGATGCGGTTCTATCTTCCGGCGGTTTTGCCCCTGTTTTTGTTTTTGTTTTGGTTGTAAACCGTTCATTCAAACGAGAAACTTCTGACAGGAAATTTTTTGTGTCTTGTAGAGCTTGTGCCTGCGCTTTTTTACGCTCTGCTGCACCTGCTCGTATCTTGTCTGCTCGCTCTTGTCCAAAAATAGCTGGGTCAATAAACTGACCTTGTGCTCCAAGGGCTGCAGCGGCAGCTAGAAGCCTATCCAGCAGTGTTACTTCTTGAGCAACTTTAATAAGTTTTTGCTCCTGTAGTTGAATTAAACGCTCTTGTAAAAATGCGTTAGCAGCTGCGGCACCGTTTATCTCTAGCTGCTTTAGTGCTTCTTTTGCTTGTTTATCGGTTATTGTGTCTCGTAATTTTACGATAGCTTCAAGAGTAGATTTGTTGTCTATAGCAGCGGCCAAAGCGTTAAAAGCTTCTTCCCCTCCTACAGCACCAAAGCTCGCGGCTAACGCTTCACGTACACCCGCAGAATCGAATTCAGAAAAAGCACCGACAAGTTTTAATGCTTCATCTTTTGCTATACCTAACTGCGAAGCTAGACGAGACACATCTGCAGCGGTAGTTTGAGAAGATCTTCCTGTTGACGATAAATTGTTGTTTAACGAAGTAAGCTCTCTATTTAATTGTTTTGCATCGTCTATAGCCTGTCCAATTGCTGTACCAACAAGGGATAAACCGAATCCCAGCCTTCCCCCAAACGCACCTCCTAGTGCACCGCCTAAACCACCACCCAAGGCGGCACCAGCGCCTTGCCCAAAAAGAAGCGGGAAAGCCCCGCCGATAACAGCGTCGGACGCAGACTCCCTTCCCCTTTGTGCCAAGGCTGCGCCTTGTGTTTGCTGCCTGCGTAACTCCAATACACGTGTAAGTCTGCGAGATGTCTCTACATTTCTTTCATCTTGCAGTTGCAAACCTCTAGATGTACGCAGTAAATCTTGTTGAGCAGCATTTAATTTTCGCGCCTGTGTTTGGGCCTCAGTGAGTGCCGTAGCGTACAATTTTACAGGTGCTGTTTGTCTGCTAAATCCTCCGGCAGCTACTTTGACGTTATCTAAAACCGTGCGAAATACATCAGCTTGTTGCGACGCGCCTGCGAAGGTATTAGATATACGTTTTGTTCCGTTGGTTACTTCTTGTGCAAAATTGTTTATAGGTTTTATAGCCTCTCGTATTTTATCACCGAGTTTGCCTCCTCCTGGGGCTATTAAATTTATAGGTTTTAAATCTTGAGCAAGTGCGTTTAACTTTGCTACAGAGGATACAACAGCGTTTAAACGGGATGCACCAACGATGTTGAGGTTAATATCAGCGTTGTAGCTAGCCACTCCGTTGCCGCATACCCTGTCGCCTTAGTTTACGCGACAAAAAAGCCGCCGGGTTAGCGGCGGCGTTTGGCCTTTTCGATTTCCTTCTGCTGGTCCTCGTTGAGGATGCTGAAGTAGGCGCTCCAGCCGAGTAATTCTTCGGCGGTCATTGTGGTGCGGACTTCGGTGAGGCTGAGTCCAAGTTCTTTGGCGACGCCGAACTGGAGCATCAGCCAGTTGTCTTTCCGAAGCTCGGCACTCAGTTCTTTGGGTCGATGGGCTCGGCGTCGTCGGTCAAAATTGCCAGCATCAAGGCTTGGAGGTCCTTGTCCTTGACCTCGTTTTTGAGCACGTCGATTTCGCCAGCACTGAACAGTTTGGTGCCGTTTTCGTCGAGGGCTTTGGCGATCAGCAGTTGGAGTGCAAAGGCGTTGGCGTCGTCAGATTTGGCTTGTTTTTGGGCGCGTTCGCGCTCGGCCATCGTCAGTGGCGCCACCCACATTTCAAATGTGCTGCCGTCAGACAGTTCGACTTCTTTTTTGACCGGCTCCAGATTCGCTGCTTTACGCAGGCGATCAATGGCGCGGACTGGAATTGAGGCAGGCATGAAGTCCTGTTTTTCTCGTACTACTGTAGCGGGCTAGATACAAAAAACCCCGGCGGTTAGGCCGGGGTGCTGAATCCAACTGCTCCAGCAGCCTATCAGGACTTGGAGAAGTCGAAGGTAGGTGTGCCGGAGGGGCGGAAGTTGACGGTCACCGATTGGGCGTCGTCGGGGTTGATGTTGAGGCTGGCCGAGGTCAGCACAGCATCAAAGCTGATCGAGCGGCTGAGGGTCTCGCTCAAGCTGCCGCCGCTGAAAACGCGGTCGGTGTAGAGCTTGAAGGCGGCACCGTTTTGCTGGCGCTGCAGCACGTCCTCGATCATGCGGTTGGACAGGGCGGCGTCCTCATCGGTCATGTAGACCGTTGCGGTGCCGCTGCCATCACCAAAGCCGGAGATATAGCTACGGAAAGGAACGTACTGACCAGGGGTTTGACCGATGGTGGTTACGTCGATCTCAGCGCGGCTGATCTCAAAGCTCCAGTCGCGGACTTGGCCGACAACGGCGAAGTCGGCGTAATACACTTCAAATTCGTTGGGGGCAGCCAAGGTGCCATCGTCGGTGATGGGCAGGATGGTGCCGCCGGCAGAAGTTGAAACGGTGAGCGCACCAGTGTTAGCGGTGTAGCTCAGCACGTAGTAGGTGGTGGCGTCCGAGATAGGAGCAGGCAGGGTGCCGGTGCCGGTGCCGCCGGTTTGGGTGTTGATCACACGGAACTTCACGGGGTCGCCGACCTTGAAGTTCAGGTAGGGAGCGACAGTGATCACGTCGGTGCCAGTGTTGACCTGGGCTTCACCGAAGGTGCCGGTGGTGCCGGCGGGTTTGTAGTAGAGAGCGCCGGACGTGCCGGACAGAACGGTGGTGGCCATAGGGCGTACCAAATGTGGTTTTCTGGGCGGGCACTGCCCGGCTTAATACAGGTTAGCGCCCACTACAAACATTTCCTACGACAGCACAGTTGCGACGTAAGAGGTTTCAATACGTCCCACGAAATGGGGTGACTCTTCAGTAGCAGAAAACGTCGGACCGTTAATTTCACCGACCTTGAAGTACACACCGGTTGTTCCTTTGGTGCTGTTGTTCAGGGTTTCGAGCACGTTTACTGCTGTTGTGAGCAGTGTTTGATTGCGTGCTGGGCCGCGACCTTTTTCCGTGAAAATGCGGATAACAACCGCACCACGGGCGTTGTCCACGCTTGAAGTGAGGGTGGGTTCGTTGGTAATGCCGAAAGTAACATTGACGCGGACGTATTCCGTGGTGGTGTTTGGGGGGACTGCTGTGATGTTGTCGAAATAGACAGGCACAGCAGGAGTAAGACTCCCAAAAGCAGTTAGCAGCGGGTTTTCGATGGCTGCACGGATTGCTTGGTAGTTCATCAGCCGAAACCTTTGGGTTTGTATGTGCCGAATCCTCGGCGAGCACCGACGCCTAAATCGCGTTTCAGTTCACCACCGTTTATGTATGTAACGTACCAGTCGAGGGGTGCTGTGCTCCGGTTGCGAGAACCTCCGTCTAGCAGTTGACCTCGACGACCGCCTTCAGGACGTGTTCCGTATTCGAGACGGTCAGGAGCTATCGTGCCACGGCGTACTTTTTCGTCTGGAGGGTCAAACTCGACGAGATCTTGGGCTTGCGCTGCATAAGACATACCGTTGACTATGCGGTATAGAGTACCGGCTTTGAATCTTGTTACGGGAATGTTTCGTAGGTCGTATTTATAAATTTTGCCCTCGCTACGCGCACCTCCGGGAGTGGCACCGTCTTCCACTGCGTACCACGCGGAAGAGAAGCGTCCTGTCCATACGGGTCCGTTTTCCGCAAGGCTGTTCATTATGTCTACGGCAGCATTTCGCGCCGCTTTTACGGTCGCTTCTTTTATATCGTTGACCAAAAACTTAATATCGCGGCTAGCCATTACTGGGGCCTCGCTATGAGGACGTGCATGACGGGGTTGTCGCCGCGATAGCTGGTGATGGCGATGATCTTGGCTTCGCGGGTGGCGCCGTCTTGGGTGTACTGGATGCGGTCAGCCTCGGTGGGGTAATACGTCCCAAGCTCGGCGGTGCCGATGATGACCTTTAGGTCGGTGGATTGGTATAGACCCTCGGACTCGCGGGGGTTGATGCGGGTGATAATGCCCTTCACAGAGACGGTTTCGTCGCTGCCGTAGACCGTTCCAGTGGTTGGGTCGTAACTACGGGGTGTGTACGTTTTGACGTAGGTGATGGTTTGGCCCCAGTCGGCTAGGACTGAGGTGGGGATAGGGGCAAAAGTGGTGTCGATGAGGCCCATATCAACCTCGGAAGAGACGGACGGCGTAGTTTGCGGCGCCGCCCATGCAGTAAGGGCCGAGGTAGGACTGGAGCCAGGGGTACACGTCGAAGACGTTGTTGATGACGCCGCTGGTTTGGCTGGTTTTGTTGTACTTAACTTTGAGTTCGCCCAGTTCTACTTGGTCGTAGATGCCGCTGGTGCCGGTGGTGCCGGTGATGGCGTCGGTGTCGTTGGCGAGGGCGCGTGCCAGTTCGTAGGTGGCGGTTTTGATCGGCTCGGGGATCAGACTGCAGGCCAGGTCGATGCCGTCAACGGTGTATTCGTCGCGGGGCCACTTCAGCGCTTGTGTTGTTGTGCAGCGGTCGCCGTAGAAGCTCAGGCCGTCGATCCAGCGAGTGGCGGAGATCAGGGCGCGGTTTTTCTGGTCGTCGGTCTTATTGGTCCAAGTGCTGCTATCCGGGACCGTCTCGAAGTAGGCGTTGGCAGCCGCGAGCGTCACATACGAGTTGGCCGAAGCTCCGCTCAAAGTGGCATCAATAGCGGCTGGCACGGCTTACCACATCCTTTGTTTGAGTCTAGCGCCAGTGCGTGATTTCCTTTGCTTGACTGGTGGGCTAAGCACAGTTGCGTGGTAAACCTCGCCGCCTTGCATTTCGATTTCGGCTTGGGCTTCTAGGTGTTTGCCGTAGGGAACGTCAAGATACGAACGGGTTTTATCATGTAGTACGAAAAGACGGACGGTTCCCATGCCTGCTCGCAAAACTGCCAACACTGAAAGCAGTGTAGAAACGCCAGTAGCCTCGGCTATTCCTGGTGCTCAAGTGCGCTCGCTTGAGGTGGTTGCTGAGGCAATTCGTGCCAAGGTTGCTTCTGGTGAAGATGCAGAAGCGATCCAGCAAGAGTTGGCGGTTAGCCCGCACGTGTTTCGTGAGCTGTTGACCCACTCGTACAAGATGGTGGGGCGGGCTCCGGAAGTTTTTGAGTATCAGGAGAAAATTCGGATTGGTGAGATTGAAGGCTGAGTAGCCAAAAGAAAAGGCCCCCGAGTTGGGGGCCTTTTTGTTGCGTACTGAAGATCAGTATGCGGTGGTGTCGAAGGGGGTGTTGACGAGCAGGCGGCACAGGGGCACTTGCTTGGCAGCACTGAACACCAGGCTCCAGGAGGCGGTGTCGGCCAGGTTGCCGGTGGTGGCAGCGTTGGTCGGGTTGTCGCCAGCCACGTTCCACTTGGTGCCGGTCACGTGGTAGCCGTAGTGGTAATCCACGGCCAGGATGTCCTGCATCGACAGGATGTTGCGGTCTGCAGCCAGACGCAGATCCTGTTGGATGCCCTCGGAGACGACGCCCGACTTGAACAGATAGACGGGGTACTTCACCGCGTGGGTGGAGGTGCCGCCGGTCAGGTAGGTCAGTTGGTCGTCGATCACCACGCGGAGACCAGCGAAGGTCGCCACTTCGGTTTGGGCAACGCCCACACCGCCGCCGCCCCAGACGATGGCGCCGGATGCAGACAGAGCAGAGGTGCTGAAGGTCAGCATCCCCACCTGCTGGAGGTAGTAGGCCACGTTGGAGTGCATGGCGATGGCATCAAGCTCATCGCCGCGCTCGCCCAGCTTGGCCTTGGCTGCCACCACGTTGGCGACGTTCAGGAAGTTGGCCTCGGTCATCGAACCGGGCACACCAGCGAACGACTTGTTGGTCTGGTTGGCACCCAGAACGCCGGCACCGCTGATGCCGCCGAACAGACCCAGCAGTTGGGCTGCCAGGGTGGCGGTCTTCAGCTTGTTGATGGCGGCGGTCAGCTGGTTGCGGACGTGGCTCAAAGGGTCAGCTCCCGAGCCGAGCTTCGAGAGGTCATCGGCCGCATACGCGAAGCCACGGTGCAGAATCGTCATGATCTGCTCGTCGGCAGTGACGTTCTGAGCGGTCAGATAACCCAGGCCACCGTTCCAGCTGGAGGTGGAGAGGATCTGGGTTTCAGTGGGGGCGATGGGGTCGAAGAAAGGCACCCGCACGCGGGTTCCGCCAGAACGGGCGTCCAGGGCAGCGTTGCGCTGGATGATGCCGCTCTGAACCCACTTCGATTGCTCGAAGATGCCCTCAGCGGTGTACTGAAGAAACTCGGGACGAGTTACAAGGTTCGAGAGAAAAGTTCCCCCGAAGTTGCTGTTAGAAGCAGACATTGGGTAGCTCCAGTGGAGTCAAGGTTGGGGAGGTTGCCCCACAGGGGCTA